CCCTGAAGTGAGTGGTGTGGTTTGTCGAACATCCAGTTTCACACGCGTCATGGTGAATTTGGTGAAGCTTGCTTGCATCCCATTCAGCAGTGGGAAGAGCTGTTTCAAGCTGGAGTAACCTCCTCCAGCAATGTTCAGTGGTGTGAAAGCGATGGCCAAGTTGGCAGACCCAGCAGTGGCAGATCCATTGAACTCATTAATAAGCGATCGAGTCGCCTTGAGTCGCAAGGGAACCACATCATGCCCACGCAAGAAGGTGGGTGGTGGGTAAACCAGCTTCGTGGCAGGTGCCTTGGACGGTGCCTGCTTCCTAGCTTTGTTGTTGTTGCTCTTTGTCATTTGACGTTGTTTTACCATTTCTATTGCTAATTGGACTCTGTGACAATATTAAACCCGGGCTGCAACACCAGCATGTCTCGAGGGATGGCTGGTTGCAGTTCTATGTCCAATTGTAGCTGCTGGTAATACCGTTCCAGTTGAATTTGGTCATCCGGTAGCACACCAAAAGCGTAAAAATATGAGACGCGAGATCGGGCGTCTGTGTGTGCTGTCGCGATGCCAGAGGCAAGTTGCAACTGGGAACGGTTACGATAAACCTCATGGAGTAGCTTGCCACTGTCAACTCCATGACGAGAGAACACCTCGTAAACTGATTCGTGTACGGGGACACCACTCGACAACTTGCCACCACACGTGCCCACCGCGCCGAGCCATTTCCTATATACTTTGCCATTCGGCACTGGAATAAGGCACATTGGGTCCTTCCGCATAACGGCGCTAAGGTTACGGACCATGCGCCATCCGGTGGACAACTCAACGGGGTGTGTTTGGCAGAACTCTATCTGCTCAAACTCGGTGGCATCTTCCTCAACTTGCATAGAGAAACCACGTCGTCTAAACCAAAGGGGCACTCCCTCGCGAAATGCCCTGGCTTCTTGTTCTTCCATGAAGACGACGCAGTCATCACCATTGTTGGCGAGTTCGATGTCTATGTTCAACTCTTTCGCATAGCTCCATATCATAGCGCACATTAGTATGCAGTTACCCAAACTCGTGTTCAGGTCTCCCGAGCAGCGCGTCCCTTCCATCCGGAACTTGACACTGCCATCCTGTGCGCGTGCTACACCCTGATTGACTAATTGTTGTCTCAACAACTTGCGCAACTCACTTATCCCGGGGAATAAGTTTGTGTAAAATGAGTGCTCGTATTTCAACGCACATTGTGAAACATGCATATCAAACTTAGTTGCGTCAAGGCCAATCGCTACGGGTCGACGGAAGCAGTCCCACTTCGCACGTAGAACTGCGGCTGAGTCATCAGCATTAAACCCCTTGATAACGGTAGCGGGTGTACGACTTCCAAACGCACGATTAATTGCATTGAAGAAGTGGTGCTC